TCGGGTAAGGAAAAGGAATCTAAAAGTGAAGATGAGAAATTCTCAGAGAAAGTCAAAGACATCTTCCTTCAGCTAACTAAGGAACATGATCAGATCAAGTCTCAACTTCATGGCAAGACTTCAGACGAACCCGAGGAAGACCAACCGAGCTAAATTAAGCTAAAGTAAATAGGTAACTATCACTTATCTTTGATGGATGCCGTACAAGACCCACAAAACAAAGAAGAAATTAAAGAAGAAAAAGTCCAAGAAGTATTAGCTATTGATGATCAGCCTGAGTATCAGGAGAAGATCATGTTTCTTTGCAGCACAGTAATATCTTGCACTTTGACCGGGTGGTGCATCCTCGTTCTGAGCTTGGGATACGTAAAATTGCCAACTCGCCTATTCGGAATTGACATCCCGCCTGATCAGCCGAGAATCGATACGACTTTTGCAGCCGGTCTCTTAGGCAACCTGCTTTCATCTACTTTTGGTATTAGTGTTGGAGGCAATAAGAAGAAAAAGAAAGAAGGCGAAGGCAATGGAGCCGCACCTACTGGTAACGGGTACACAACGATAATTGTCAAACAACCTTTAGAAGTAACGGCTAAACCAGCCGAAGTCCAAAGGGTTGATCCTATTACTAACCGTCCTATCGGTCCTGACGGCAAACTCGTATGAAAGCAGCAATAGAAACCGTTAAAAATATTATTTCTCCAGAGCAAAACTGGAGTAAGTTTTTAATGAAGATCGTTGGCCTATCTGCTATCTCAGCAATAGGTCTGATTGGGTTTAAAACTTATACAGCATCAAAGGTTGTTGATGATGGAGGTGATAAAGAAATTAGCGTGTTATTTGAAGAGGAACCAAATAAGAAGTTAGAAGTAGAAGCACTCTTAAATAGCATTCCCAACAAGAACAGAGATATAAATTCTGTTTGGTTATATGACTGGCCCGACGCTAGAAACATTGTTCCAATCTCTAACTTCCCAAGAACTTCAATTGATCCAGTCCCTACCGGTTATTGGATGCCCGGCGATGAACAGGTAATAGGTCATTTTGTTTTAGGTACTTGCACAAAACTTGATAGAGCTTTTATTAATGTCGCCTGTCCAATCATGGGTAAAGAAGATGCTTGGGGAGTTTTAGTTGTTACCTATGAACAAGGTCCAGTAGACAAAGTAGCTAATGTATCGGCAAAGAAAATCAGCGAAACCCTTTACCTATTGCCTGATTAACCATGAAACGCTTACTACTTCTCTTCTTTCTAGCTGCTCCAGCTAGTGCAGACATCTCAATTAAACACACAGCCAGCACAAGCTTAAGTGTGGGAGGAGCGCAAGTTCATTCTATTCGGGTTCCATCGACGTACGCTGTGTCAGGCAATAACATGAAAGTTACGACTGGGGAACACTTCGGCAAGCTGACCGCCCCAACAGCAACCGCAGCAGCAATCCTTGATGTAGGTGTGTACGAGATGAATACTTCGGGCAGTAGCTTCAGTTTCGAGGAAAGTTATATCCAAGGTGACGCCATCCCTGCAATAGGAAGTGGGGTGGATGTCTCCGCAGGGGTGGTTACTGACATGCCTGCTTTCGGTAATTCCACAGTGGTTTCAGGAGGTGTCGCTGGATCCCTTGCTGGTACGGTTACAAGTGCAGGAATTGCTACTGTTACTGCTGGAGGCGCAGGCACAACTGGGGTGGCTCAATATTCATCAGAAATAACCGTTAAATAATATTTAATGAGTAAAATATATAAGTTATTATTACTTATATCCTTTGCAGGGACTAGCGTTTCTGCTGTTCCTGTCGTCCCAACCTTCTCGACGGGGACTCTCAATTCTCGACAAGAAACTAAAACTGTGGTGACGGAAACTATAACTTCTGTAGATTATAGATCTGGCTATGAATATGTAGTCTCTGGACATAACATCGAACCACTAGATACAAGTGTTATTTCACCTAAAGCTGCCATAGGCACACCTCAAACAGTTGACAACATTACTTTCACATGGACATCAGTAGATGTAACACCAGCAAACAAACCCGACTGGGCAATAAAAACGGCTGGCGAAGCTTTTTCATTCACAGAAACTCTGACACAACCATCACTGCAAAATATAACCACAATAAACAGAACTACTACCACAGACTCTATAGTGGAATCGGTATCTGTCTTTACTCAATAACATTTAGTCAGCCAGTATTTGCAAACGCTACGACTATAGCCTCTCCATCTGCAACATCACAAGGCAGTGTTATTAACCAAGGAATACAGGTTCAAAATGGTAGCTTTATGTTTCAAGAAGTAGGTGATGGAATCCGTTGCAGTGGAACAACTCTTACAATAAATCCCTTTATCTCTAAAGTTGATACATGGAAAGATCCATATGAACCAACGTACCAAGAAAATGTATATGATGACAGTACAGATGATGATGGTAATTTATTAAATCCCGGGGGAATTCTCTTCACTAAACCCGTTCGGACTGGACAAGCACGTAATAATCTAAGTTTCAACTACGGTATCACTGCCACGATAGCAGTGCCGTTGGATTCTCGCATGACTAATAACTGCGTAGCCGCGATGAATAGCAGAATAAAGTATTTAGATCAAGCCTACAAAACCAAAAAATTAGATTACTCTCTCTCTCGTCTTAAAGTATGTGCCGAGCAACTAAGGTTGGGCGTGATGTATGCAAAAGATAGTCCTAGCTACATTGTGTGTGAAGATGTCCGTTTAGTAAATCCTCCTAATACATTGCCAGATCACAAGCATTCTATTTCCGAAGATCTCTCTGTTCCTTTCTCCTTTCAGAAAGGGACTTTACAGGAGCCTTCTTCCCCCGAATAGCTAATAGCTTTTTAGTGATCTTCTTAGAAAAACTTTTAATCTTTCCTTTTAGCTGTTTCTGAAAAAATCGAGATAGTGGCTGTCCCACCAAAGTCACACCAACAACAGAGGTGATAGCTATAGCGGATGTATTTACTAGGACAGTCGGTTCTGGACTGTAGTTACCTGCTATATCAACCGCGCTAAGACCCTCCCAAACAATCTCACATTTACCGGTAAGTTCATCTCTTTTATATCCTTTTACAAGTGCTAAACCTCCTTTGCCCATGCTTCCTATAGGGCTGTTTTGCATTTGATTAACAGATGGGCATGGGATTATATCTGCAATAGAGTTAACGTTAAGTTGTGAAGTATTTAAGTTGCTTTGACCTACATCGGTATCTCCCTTCTCGTCATTTTTGCTATCCTCTTTTTCCACTTTCTTTCTCTTGTTCCCTTTTGAATTAACAGGAGGAATAGGAGGAACGATTTCTGGTTCTTCTTCTTTTACTGGACCAACAACAGATAATCCCTCCCAATCAATAGCCATGCTTTCAAGGGTTGGTACGTTCCCGTCGCAAACATAAAAATTTCCTTTCGGATCTGAAGTTACTAAATTCTTATTTTTTAACGTCCTAGCCCTTACACATCCGGGCATTTGAATGATTGGAAACCCTACATTGTCAGGTACTTTTTGCTTTAAAGTTCCCAAAACTTCTAAATTAATTGAAGCAGTTGGTATCTCTCTTATTGGTATCTCTTCAATCGAAATATCTTCTATTTCCACTTAGCAGTCATTCCATTGGTCGGCTATATTTTCGCCTAGCTTACTTGCAGCTTTACGGCTTTGGCCGAACCATAACGCAGAAATAACTGGACCTACCACAGGCAAACTGGCAAGAGCCGGAGTGACGTACATCGTATTACCGGTATCTGAAATCATCTGAGCATTCCCCTTTGCCATCGCAGATTTCTCAATACATTCAATCTGTTTGGCCGTCAGTTTGCCACCTTCACCCTGCGGGTAGATAGCAAATTGGGCAACTGATTCTTTATGTGAGTATTTTGTTTTAGTTTTTCCCGAGAAAGTAGGAGAAGTTTCATCTGTATAGCTCAACATCGTCTTAGGGTCATGTTGACGAGAACTTAAAGTCCACTCCTCTGCGCCATCAGCACCCTTTTCACTTCTTATTTGTAGAGAACTATAAGGAGTGCTAGAAAGTTTAGCTATATCAGGAATGCCAGAATCTTTACGAGCCAGCATGTTTAAGCTCATAAAGTTTGTAGCAATCAAACCGCCTCCAAGAACTAGAGAAGTTAGACCATTAAATGACTTAAACTGAATCATTTCCCAAACGGCAAGACAGAACCGGTATTAGTCGGGATCTTAATTGACTGCTTAATTTGGTATTGGACAACATCTATAAGTTGCTCTTGCATCTGCGAGAGAGCATTAGTAATAAAACGATCTCTTATAGACCAGACGTAAATACCCGAACCGGTAAATATGATAAGTATCGCAAAGTTAGCGATAGTTAAACCGTTGATGATTTTTTGCATTATGCAGCGTTATCCATAGGACATGCCTCGTTATCTTCCTTTTCTTTAATTAAGTCATTTAATTCATTGATACGACTGTTTTTATCCTTAAATTGGTCCAATAAATTATTCATAGTTTCCTGCGCTTCATTACGTGTTTTTCCAGTCTCTTCGTATTTGCGCTTTATCTCATTAGCTTCTGCGACGTAGGCATCACGCTTTTCTTCAATTGAAGCCATTTAAAATTAGTAACTTAATTAATTATATACGACTTAACTAATTAAACCAACTCGACTAGTACCTTTGCTCATAAAGAATTCCAAATAAATCATAGAAAGTTTTTTCTCTATTATTTCTTGCTTCAAGAATAGGTTCTGTGGGTAGTTCTAGCTTTACCCCTTCGTACTGCTGTAAGTCACCGTCTGCATCCTTTACAAAAGCATCATCTTTTACATAAATACGAAGAGTAATATTTCTAAGATCTTCTCTATAAGTTGTATGCATACCTGTTATCCAGTAAGGAGTATCTAGGGCAAACCAGAAATCAGTTTTTGCTAGTGCTTCATTCCTTGCGGTTCTTAACGCTTCAATTGTTTTATAAGGCATGATTGGATGAATTTTGTAATCAGTATAAGACCAAACAATTAGCCAAGAGCAACACTTAAACTCTTAAAAGTAGGCCAAGGGTAAGATTTAACTATAGGCTGAGAAAAAGGTCCATCCCCACCCCACGAAGTAGGGTAAAACCATACAACAACGACCCAAGAAGGATCAGCATCATTGGCATTAGTCCAGATAGGGAAAAACCATTGCATCTCTGAACTCGCTGTAGTATCAATATTATCTGTAATCAATGGAGAACCTTTTAAAAAATCTAGCTTTGGACCGTTAACAGCCCCCTTGATTGTCACCCCATTAGTATCATCTAATTCCCATTTAATGATGGGCCAAGTGTCTTGTTTGTCGTTGTGAAAGGCTATTACATGGGAATCTTCTTTAAGACAAGAAACCCATTCATTATTACCAATCCCTGCACAACTCTGACCAATTTTGGCTTTACCCCATCTAGGAAGCGTCCAACTCTTAGCCGTGACAGATAAAACACTTGTGTTATAAGAAGTCATCGGCAAGGTTTCGCCCGCTCTCTCACCGTTGTTAGCTGATAAATAAATAGTATGAGTGCTTCCAGATCGTTGAAAAGCCCAAGAATTTTGACCAGTATATCTTGCATTATTACCAGACATATTGCCTGTGTCATAGTAACTTCTTCCTCCAGAAAATTGAATACATTTGCTAGTTGATGAAGAAGTTCCATATCCACCAATTATGCTGTGAAAATCGTTCGTACCACAAACAGGTGCATCAGGTTGGACATATGTGGTACTTCCATAGGCGTATCGTGCATAATTGCTTTGCCAAATACCCGAATAATGATCGAAAGAAACTTCAGCACCGTTTGGATAAGCAATTTCTAATCCATCCCCACCACCAGATCCCATAAATCCTTGAGCCATGAAAGATGAACCACCAGCCGAATCTATACTGGTTAAAGGAACCTGATAACTACCCCAGATACCCCAATCTCTCCCACTATTTGCATGAAGCCCACCGCCTGAAACAGTGGAGTCATAATCTAAAGCTAAACCTATATTACTAAAACTTGAATCTATTTGCCTCATATAAGTTGCAGTCACATCGCCACCACTACTGCTATCAAAACCACCGTCAAAACCACCCATCAAATAACCACTACCAGAAGCATCAAAAAAAGCACCATCGGGGATGTATTGACCTGTAAAAGGAGAACTTGATCCAGTAACAAGTTCCTTATTTGTTGTCGTAACTGAAAGCGCACCAGTTGATGTGTTTATTTCCCATACATGAACCTGAGCAGAACTTTGATACTTGTTACTTAATCCTGAAACTTGATCCTGAGTCCAAAACCAAGCATGAGTCATTATTTTATTATTACCCTTAACTCCTCCTTGACCTCTCCAAACATGTCTACCTTCATAAGAACCAGCATTACATTGAAAAGTAACTCCTGAGACAGTAAAAGTTGGATTATTCGTTTTTTTAGAAGTTGCATCTTCTGGTGCGTTCCATGAATCAGCTTGGATTGGAAAATTAGGTAAATCTCCCGCTGTTGCTAATGCGGTAAAACCCGGAATGTTACTGAGATCTGGCATCTGTACTTTATAGAACTCATTATCTTATTAATAGCAGTCTATCTTAAACTAGAGTTTTTAGTTCCCCCTACTTAATTAGTTCCCCCTACTTAAGTAGAATAATATTAGCTACCAACAGCTATATTTTGAGTCGTAAAAGTCGGCCAAGGATAACATCTCAACATTGGTTGGGTTCTTCCCGGTTGGCCTTTGAGTGTCCCAGAACTACTTGAATCGCCACCACCACCCCAATAAACGATGACAATCCAAGATGGTTCTGAATCACTAGTTCCGTTCCATATAGGGAAAATATGTTGTTTTACATTTCCATTAGAATTATTGGAATTACCAATTGCATTATTCCCCTCAAAAGCAAAAATCGGAGGCATCACTGATCCAACAATTTTTGCACCAGTAGTATCATCTATCTCCCATTTGACCATTGGATATCCTTCTTGCTTATCGTTGTAGTAATAGAAAGGCACACCAGAGCTAGCATTTATGCCTCCAAACCATTGATCATTACAAATACCAGCAACTGAATTAGCATTATATCCATGAGCTAAATTTGGTGGGATATACCAACTCTTTGGGTTTACATCCCAAATTTTAGTACCCACAGTTGTCAATAATCTATTTTGGTTTAGGCCACTGTCCTTTCTCCATACGCCATAAGTACTTCCCGACCTTTGATATGAAATAGTTCCTCCATAGCCAACAACTGAATCTCCATTATTTGTGTTCCAATCTGTTTCTGAGATATTCCAGTTTTGCACATCAGTACTTCCACCATTTCCACCACATCCACGTTGGCTCAATGTATGGACATAGTTGCTGCTACCTGTACCCCATACAATTCCATTTATATCTCCGTTTCCTCCTGCAGCTCCATCAGGTTGACTACAGAAAATCTGAGTCAATTTTGGAGTTTGTCCATTTACTTGATAACCAGAATTTGTCCATTGCAACCCACCAGTTTCATTTTGATAACCATAATAGATGTATCCACCATAAGGCCAGCTACGAGACGCATCAAACACCCCATGAGCGAAAACATTGTCGTATGTGCCTGTTGTCCGAGGAAGATGACTAATTTGCCAACTATTGTAATTATAATCTGAGTTAGAAGAAGTACTTTGAGCTGAAAATGAAGTTCCCTGATTCGATAGAACCCAACCTTTAAGATCGTTTGTAGAATCAGGAATGTTATTAAATTGCCAACCGTTTGACTGTGAACTATAACCAGTACAAATCATTGATCCGAAGCCCGGAGTTGTCCAATATTGATTCTTTCTTTGCCCTAACCCACGGTTATAACCTCTTGATAAATTCATACTCGGCCTAAGACTTTCATTTATTAAAGAAATTGCTCCAGTAGAAGTATTAATATTGAAGACATACATTTTATCGGCTTGGTTATATACATCGACTTGGTAGTTATAAGGCCAACCACTGCTTTGCGTTGCATGTCCAGCCCAACAACCGTAGCAAACGATTTGAGTATTACCCTTGACATAAATATTGCTACCACTTGCATTTCGACCTCTTCCTACATAAATACTGTCGGGCGAACAGTATCCAGTTTTATTTCCATCACTGGATGTTGGATTTTCTAAAGGCGTTGTTCCATCACCGGGAACGTTATATGAGCCAGCCTGATCGGGCCAAGCGGCATGTGGATCAGGAGAAGTGGAAAGGGCTGTGAAACCCGGTATATTACTGAGACTTGGCATAACTTAGTTAGGTGTTGCGATCCAACCGTTTGCGGTTACTCCACTGTAGATAAGTGAAACAACTGCTCCATTTACATTACAGGTTAAATTAGTCGCTGACCCCATAATATTCTCTCCATTTCGTGCGACAGATAAATTATTAGTAGCCCACGTCCCACCTGCATCAACAACGACGACCGTATCTCCTGCTGATGGTGAGGATGGAAGAGTAACAGTAAATCCTGCACTGGTTGTGTTAGCCAGATAAGCATCACCCGCAGCAGCAGTTGTATTAGAAGTTATTGCTGTATAGCTTGTACTTCCTCCTCCACCTATCGCACCCCATCCACTAGCTGTATATCCTTCAAAAGCTCCATCATCGGAGTTGTATCTAAACATCCCGACGGCTGGTGAACTAGGTTGTTGAGCAGTCGTACCAGCAGCAAGCTTTATTGCTCCTGTGCCTGACATCGTAATGTTCCCAGTAGAAGTTATCTGGGTAGTTACTAATGTTCCTGAAAGAGTTGCACCCGCCCCTGATGTAGCAAAACGCTCCGATCCATCATGGAACAACTTAACTGTCCCATCTGGAGTAGCAGTAATCATGTCCTCAAGATCAACCCCGTCGTATCGCTCAATATGTAAGGTTCTAGCGTTATAACAAATAATTCTGTTCTTACCTGTACTTCCCTCATGAGAGATAACTAAGTCATCGCTACCACCCAATTGAACTGAACCGTCATCAGGTAGATCAACTCCTTGTGCCGTAACACTTCCAGTAACGGTAATTCCTAAATTGGTAACAGCAAGTTTTTGAACACTACCAGCATCAGCAGCGTAATTAAAAGTAGGCCCGTTGTTTGGAGAACACTGAATATAACTCCTTTTTAAGCCACCGTAAGTACCAGCTAAAACGTTATAACAGATGTCTATAGTACTGTTTTGATAAGCCTGAATCTCATTAATTGCCTGATTTCCTGAAGTATTGTGTGAGATTTGCAAGTCACTACCCGCACCAAATTTAGCTATATCACCATCACCTAGTTTTAAACCGCCTACTGTTGCGACACCTGAAACTGTAGCTGCTCCAGTAACATCTAATGTGCTTCCGTCATAAGTAAGACCTGATTCTCCTTCTAAAGTATTTGCTGTACCCGATCCAGTAATAAGTCGATTATCTGCGTTGTTATTAATCGTCGTGCCAGATGGAACTGCCTGCCAAGAACAAGTTCCGTCACCATCCTCTCTTAGGAATTTAGTCGCCGATGATTCGCCTGTAGATAATATTGCTGTTCCTTCTGGAGTTGAGGAAATTGTTTGCCAACTAAGAACACCAGAGCCATCACTACTTAATACTTGACCTGATGAAGTTGCATCAGCAGCAGGTAATGTCCAAGTTAAATCAGTTGTTATTGCAGCAGGAGCTTTAAAACCTACATAATTTGATCCAGTTCCTGTTTCTACAAAGTTAAGATCTCCCTCTATATGATGATCTTTCTTTGAGGTAATAAGGTTGCTTGCAATCGTGAAATGTGAAACACCACTAATTTGATGATCAAAATCATGCGATGAAGTTAATGCAACTTTTCCAACTGAATTCCATACGTTGTAATAAGTAGAACCTGCGGTACTGAAATAAAACTGTGATTTTCCATTGCCAGCACTTGTACCACCACCGATTTGGAGAATTCTGTCATCTTCAATTGTTAGCTTGTCTCCACTACTACCATTAAGATTTACGGACCCACTGAAAGTGCCTCCTGAGAGAGGCATTTTAGTAGCATCAGTAGCTGAATCCGCTGCCCATTCGAGTGTTGTCGGAGTTCCACTAGAGGCTTTTAATACTTGACCTGCACTAGGACTGGTATCTGGAAGTGTGTATGTAATGTCGCTTGACTGAGCTTGTGCTTTAAAGGCTGTGTAATTTGAGCCGTCACCTGTAGCTTCAAATAGCCTCAGTTCTTTTTCATTGTCGATACTGACGTTACCTGTGAAGGTACTTCCTGTCGTTTGAGCAGCATTAGCCGCATTTGTATTTGCTGTAGTAGCTAAGTCAAACGCTGACTTAAGTGCATTTGCTGTAGCTGCCTCACTTGTTGAAGTTGAGTTGGTCGAATCATTTAACTGAACTACTCCAGCGGCTGATGTGCTGGCTGCTGTTACTTTTGAACCATCGATAGCAGCCGTCCCGCTAACCATTGAGTTAACAATTTTTCCTGCGCCAATTGCCGTAAGACCCGCATTATCAATTGAAATATCCCCAGTTACAGGTACACCTGCTACCTCGTTGCTTGCGTTACCTACAAGTATCGAAGCTGATGTTAGTGAAGCAAGTTTGGTAAACGCGATTGAAGCGTTGGCATCTAAATTTGTATTTGTAAGACTTCCATCAACCATCGTTGATGTGACCGTATCTGTGTCACCCGTTGTTATTAAAGTACCGGTGATATTTGGAAGAGTTACGATTTTATCGCTAACACTTGGATCTTGAGCAACCAACTTTGTTTCAAAGGCATCTGCCGTTGACCCCTCAAAAACAAGACTTCCAGTTGATCCAATTAGTAACTCACCTGTAATCTCGCCTCCGCTTTTAGCTAATTTCTCTGTTTCAATCTCATCGATTGCTGACTGAACATTTGTCGCACTTAACTGTCCAAAAGGTGTGTAGGAAATTTGGGATGCAATCTGACTGGATACAGTTGTAGAAAGATCGATCTCAACCCAATTACTACCTGATGTATTAGTTACTCCGAGCAAATAATCGGGTGGCGACAATTGACCCGTTATTCCAGCAACACCACTCGGGGTTCCTTGCACCGAGACAACAACGTAACCCCCATCAACTGATTCCGATGCAACTGGCAGATTTTGTCCGACAGTTAAACCGGCGGCAGCACCCGCACTCGTTACAAAGTCAACCTGCGACTGCGATGCGTCGTAAGTTCCTAATCTCACCAACGCTCCTTTTGTAAGCGTGGTAATTGGATTCCAAGCGTTCCCGTCCCACAAAAACGCATCTTCCGCAATCGGATCGAACAGTAGCTGGCCTGTAAATAATGCAGTGGGATATCCAAGCTGCGCTATTGATTGAATAATGGTTGTTGAAGAGTTACTTAACTTCGTTCCATCAATAGAATCAGCAGCTATTCTTCCAGCGTCAAAGCTACCTGATGTAATCTTTGCCGCACTTAACGCAGGGATTTCGGCGGCTGTTAATGATGTACCTGATGTAACAACTCCTTTACTTGTTACGGTAACTGACTGATATGTACCGGCAGATATACCACTACTAGAAGTTGTAAGATTTCCGCTTGCATCAACGCTTAAGCCCCCTCCAGACTGAACAATCACACCTCCTTTAGCACTGGTTGTTGCTGTCGGGATGTCTGAACTAGTTAAGGCAGTTATAGATGTGATTAACCCTCTAGCATCAACGCTTACTCCTGATACTGTTGTCGGAGAAATTGAGTTGGTTAATGATAATGCACCCGCATTAGTTATAGATAAACCTGAGCCTGTTGGTACAGAAACACCACCAACATTCGTCGCATCTGCTACTGGTAGATCACTAGAAGCGAGACTTGCTGTTCCTGTAACAAGACCTTCACTTGAGAAGGAGATTCCGGCACTTGTTCCCGCAGTAACTGAATTATCAATTACGACCTTATTGGCTGAGATTGTTAGGCCATTACCTAAGTCACTAGCGACTAAAGCTGTCGCAGGTACAGATCCCGCTGTTAATTTTGCTCCACTAACGTCAGCTATCTTTGCATCGGTAACGCTTGCGTCAATAAGAGCCGCCGTATCCACAGATAAGTTAGCGAGTTCAACCGCAGTCACGGAATTTGTTCCGAGTTCAGTTGAAGTAACACTTCCTCCAACTAACTTAGATCCCTGAATACTTCCAGCTAGCTGAGCATTTGTGATTGTTCCTGCTAAAGAAGACGCTGGATAGTTAGTTGCATCAGTGAGATCAAGAGCAGGTGTGGTATCGCTATCTCCTAAATTGAATGTGACTCCACCAATACCTATTGAAGAATTAGCTAACTTAGAATTTGCAATCGAACCACCTAACTGAGCATTCGATACAGTTCCTGTTAAAGATGACGCGGGATAATTAGTTGCACTTGTTAGGTCTAAAGCTGGTGTGGCGTTAGTTGCTCCGAGACTTAGAGAAACCCCACCTAAAGATATGGATGAATTAGCTAATTTATTATTTGCAATCGAACCTGTTAGCTGAGCGTTAGATACTGTTCCACTTAATGAAGATGCCGGATAATTAATTGCATCAGTTAGATCAAGAGCAGGTGTAGCGTCCGTACTACCAAGAGAAATGGTTAAGCCGCCAAGACTAAAACTTGAATGCTCTAGCTTCGCATTGGTGACACTTCCATCGGTAAGGCTGCTTGTAACTACTGCATTACTACCAAGACTTGCTAAAGCAGAACCCGGTATAGAACCCGCGTCTATCAAGGAGACTCCCTGCTGAACCAAGTTTTTAGCTGTGATTTTTCGTGATTCAGTACCACTTACATCTACGACTACTAACTCATCTACCGCTGCCAAAGTAGCTAACGGTGATAAAGCACTAATTTTCTGATCAGCCATTTAATTCAACACACTTTTACTTATCTTAGTTCAGCTACCTAGATAAGTTACTGATCTTCTAAGAAAATCTTACTTCCATCCTCTTTTAATACAAAGTCTGCGTCTTCTTTAAGTAAGTGTGCATCTATCGCTCCTACTTTCAATTTGAATTTTCCGTTAGTAATAAAATCTATACGTGCCTCTAAAACTCCTGCTGCTGGAACAGTTATGGCGCAATTAGTAACTTGTGCCTCACATTCATACCATGCGTTATTAGGCGAGCTTAAGCTTTCACGAAATAAATAAAATTTACCTAAAAATTCTGAACCTTGATTTAAACGAAGAATTAAACGGGCTAAATAAGATGCAAATTCAGGTTTTACGGCATGTCGGGTATCCGGATCATCCAATAAATAACGATGCTCCCAGAAACACGTAACAGAACCTTGCCCCTGAATCAAGCCATTCTCATACTGCTTTTTAAAAGTATCTCCTAAAGTTTCAGTCTGTACTAATTCGCGAACTGTCGTAAATTCATAATTAGTTACCTTTGCCAATGGCCTGTAGCTATTGTCTCTTGCTTTAAAAAACAAGTCTTGAGGATTACTAGGTGTAACTAATGCAAGAGCATTAGCAGCAAGACCCTCAAGAGCCTTATCAAAACTCTCAAAAAGCCGCAGTCCTCCGGCAGCATCGACATTGACATACCAACTACCGTCTGGATAGTTATGACCACTCACTAATTCCATATCACTATCATCTACAGTCGAAATATCTAAACGATCTCCCGTAATAACAGAAGAATCAATATCTAAGACAGAGAATCTCTTCTTTCCTGTATTGACATCATCAGGGTTAAGCGTAGCTCTGACAACGTATTCCAACGAAGTGCGCTGTAGTTCAATATAACCGGTATCACCCTTTACTACTGAAGACATTAGATAGTAACCGCTGTAGGTGCGCCATTAGAAATAAAGCTTACGTCTGCTGCTAAAACTTCCCCTTGAGAACTGCTCATTGAAACATTAGTCAAGATAACCTTTAGTTCAATCTGCTTATTATTTGATTGATAATCCTTAAACCCAAGTTTTAATGTCGTCGCTGTCTCTCCTGTTGTGGCATTTTGTTTAGCAGCAACACCGGGTATAGAAGAAGATGACCTTGCTTTAATCATTTTATTTATTAATTTATTAGCATCACCGCTACCACTGCTATCGCTATGGTAGTAAATCCTGCAACTACCGCTAATACTCCGGATTCCTTCTGTCGCTGTGGTGTCTGTGTCCGAAAGACAAGTTGTATCAAGAGTTGCTTGCGTTGAAGAGAAACTCCAAGAGACTACCTTAGCGGCAATAGTACCGTCTATATACAGGTGTCCATCTTGTCCTGAGTAATAAGCCACTGGGTTAAGTCATACTAATTAACTTAGTTTAGGCGCATCTAGGCAAGCGACAAAGTTACAAGTGACATTACTGATGCCTTTTTGCACACTTGTAATTTTTGGAGGCTCAGAATAACGCCATCTAAGACCGTCTTCACGAAAATAACTAGGGAGATTTCCTTCTAAGCCAGCGAGCCCATTAAATGAGCTAAAAGTTACCCATCTAGTCTTTTCATTAGCGGCTGACCAATTCTCGTTAACAAGTACGTAGTGAGTAAGGATATCGTCAGCATCACTATCTTTTATGTTCTTAAAAGTTAAAGATAAAGTCGATTCAGATCTCTTATTGCCGTAACGCAAATAAGTTTTAACACCATTAAGCGCAACAAATTCTTGTGTTGCATACTCACCGGGAGTATAAGATCTCGAAGTAGGTAAGACCGTTGGGAATGCTTGTGCGCCTGTTGCCATTACCAGCCTCCTATAGGTACTTGAGCAGAGTCAGTTTCCACAAACTCTTGAGATGATGGATTCCCTTCAACCATAAACCAATCTAAAACAGCTAGTGATCCAGAGCTAGTTAAAGGAACAAAGCTTCCTGCTATTTCCACTAATCCCTCATCAGTGTATGAGATAGATTCCACTTTATAGACTCTGTTCTCTGTTGTGGCGTTTCTTCTTGTAAATAGTGATCCCCAATAAGCTTGAGAAACAACAGTAGGATGTAATACACCTTCTAAAACTTGAGTCGAACCCGGCTTCCAATAATAAATATCTATTGCACTTGTTATAGGCTCCCGAGTAACAACCTCACCAGTATCAGTAATTGCTCCATTACTAAAGCGACTGGTATGACTTACTTCTGAAACAAGTCTAAAGTAATCTCCCGGTATTAATCCAACACAATTCTGAGGGCTAGTCTTAAAAGTTAAACCGTGATCAACTAACTGTCTTGTCTTAATTGCATATCTAGCGAAACGTCGTGCATGGTCCCGACTTGTGCAAAAACCAGAAAGATCAAACCGTTCTACAGGTAAAACACTTCCATACGGTGTTTCCCTATTTAGCTGTACTGTAATAGTTTTTGTTTCTGCAAATCTATTTGGAACTTCTTGCCTATACATAACGACTGCCTTAAATAGTTGACGCTCTTCTGGACTAAGAAATGACACTTGTAAATCACTAATATTTCCGTCGCTAAATAGAGCTTTTATTTGAGGTTTATCCGCATTTTTAATTTCACCGGGATCACCATTACTATCTACATAATGTGGAACAGTAGGCTTTAAAGAGAAACGCCCACCAATAACAGTGAAGTCTAAAAACATATAGCCACTCATCTCATATAGAAATTCTCTTAGATTTAGATTAGTCGAAATCATTCCGTCCCAATAAAAACCATTATTTCTACAAAATTTGGCTGCGTAGGTTAACTCTTCTTTATTTACAGACTCCACGCCAATCAAACTACCTGCACCTATCTTCGGATCTGTTAATAAGGCATAGGCAATCTCAGGGAACAGATTAGTTGGTCCTCTACCACCATCTATTAATCGTTCAACTACTATTCCTTCTTTAAAGTATGCAGAGAATTGAGAAAAATTATTCCATTCTTTTGAACTATTAAGACGTAATCCAGCAAAAGCTAAATCCATATAGTTAGCCGGACCTGTTTCATCAGGCTCGGTTATTTGATTGACATAACAGACTTGATGTTCTGGATTATTTTTATTACTAGCATTATCACTCTCGTAATATTGGGGGAAATCGATAATCTTATCGTAGGGATTAAGGTTATTAATAAGTGTCGATCCTGTTTCGCTAGTAGTTGCCGTATCGACTGTTATCTGGATTGGTGTAGCAGGAAAATTATGACCGTCTGAACTACCTGTCTGTGCAGGAATAATGACTGTTTCACCGTCTTTATAGCCATCACCGGGCGCATTAATAGACCACTGAGCCACATAACCAGTTGCATTTGAGACGACTCTAAGATTTAAAGCTAATCCTGTTCCACTTCCTTGGGTTGGATAAACTATGCCATTAAAATCATCTCCGGCAGGTACTTCCTGCTGTACTTGAGCCAATACACTGTATTGAATCAAAGTCATAGTCGGGTCTTCAGGATGCGTAGTCCGTACTTGTTCGTATGGTCTGTACCTGTAATTACCTGTTCTGGGCTTAAACCATATTGTATCTATGTCTTCACCCCAAACTGTTCCATTAACTAATGAACCTAAAGTCGGACCCCTGTGAAATGAGTTAATGTAAAAATTCCAGTAAGTAACTCCTCTGGCATCCTTAGCAGTAGTAACTAAAGTCACATTTTTGTAGTGACCTGCTGTAGGACCAACGGGGTAAAAGTAATAAGCAGGAGAATATAACCCCGAAACAGGTGAATCGACCCATCCCGTTTCTGTAGGCCACACAAGAGGTTGCCCCTGACCTGCCGTATCTGTCCTACTTAAAGAAATAACAGGACCGGTATTCTCGACAAGGCTTAAAGTTTGTCCGATATCTTGTACCCACTCCGCATTACTTACTCGGTCAGCCGTTAAAAAAACATCATCACGACCAATAAATCGAATACTAAATCCATTTGAATCAAAACTTTTAACAGCGTCGTAATCTTCCGAATAAGACGCATTTAAAATATTGACTCGTTTACTTGAGCTTGGTGTTTCACCTACACAATTTTTTGCTACATCATTACCCGGCCAAGGCAAAAGCCTATAAACATATTGACCTTTTTGTGGATGTCTAATTGACAGATAATTGAACTGATCTTGTGGTGTCTTTCCGACGATACAAAATAAACCCGAATGTGTATTACTTTCATTGGAAAGGGTATACCAGAAATCACCTTGCTTTACTTGTAGCTTGAAGAAACTAAATCTACTTATGTTTCTCTGAATACTACCTAGAGAGATAGCAGCTCTGTCTTCCCAATATCTATAAATTGTTGCTGAATCAGGATGGCTATTGATGTTTTGACCGTTAATCTGTTTATTTACCTTTGACTTAAGTCCAATTTCAGTTACATCACATTCTCTTGTGTTTGTAACCGTAGCGATGGCACACTTCTGTAATACATAAATATCCTGTGGACTGTATAAACTATTTTTAGCTTCTGTAAAAGACCTTTCGTCCCCGCTATAAACAGGGTTATTAAGATGATTTTCAATATTAATGGTATCTACTTTTCCCGCTTCTACGACTACAAAATGATAGGTCTTTTTTATACCTGTTTCCCAAGTTTTGCCCGGACTATTAGGATCGCTAACTATCCTGTCTAAACGAGCTAAAGCAGTCCCAATCATATAAGATTCACCTATTGAAAGAGTTGCATCTGAATCCTCACGAATATTTCTAATAGCTGATTTAATATCTTCTACTTTCCAAGGTTCATTCGTTTCTGCATTTTCTTGTTCTGTTCCTGAAACTTCATAAGTAAGAGTGTGTCCCGCAATAACATGAACATCTTTTCTGTCGCCTGTTAATCCACGTGCTTCAATTAGACCTGAGCGTGTAGGCCATGATGTTGCATTTTTTCTCTTCTTTTTCCATGTATCTTGAATTGTCTGAGGCGACATACCTCGAAGTTCCATTATGAATTCAAAAGGTAATTTATATTGATTACCGTTAGGCATAGAACTGTAGAGACCAAAAATAGCCTGTGTTGTTGGGTTACTAGCTCCACTTAAAGCTTTTACAGTTGTCTCTTGGTTGTAACCGGAATACTTTTTAGTAACAGGAAATTCAATGGAGAATGGATCTGTTACCCCTTCAATAGTTTTAAAAGAAGACTCAGATAATGTTCCCTGTGAATACTTATCTGCGATTGTTATTCGATTATCTTGGACTTCATTTCCACTCCTGAAATAAAGAGCAATTTTTGACTTGTTATAGGAACTAAGTATTAAATCACCGATTGCATAACCATCAAAGTCAGGTGGAGAAGCTATAGGCCCATGTGAGAACAATGCAAGTATCTTTAGTTGCTGAGAACTACCCTGACTTAAAAACTGTGACCATAGAAGTTGAGAATTAACGCGAATACCTCCACACCATTGACTGTTTTCGTAATGCTGTTTAGTAAAAATTAAAGGTATTGCAGATCCTAATGCAGCTAACTCTTGTACTGAATTAAATCCTGATTGAGGTGCGTAAGCGCGTGAACCATAATTATCTGCTGTTCTTAGATTTGTCCCTGCTGTCTTTGATCTGGGTTTTGGTGCTAATAAGCTAGCTATGTAATTAATTGAGATACCTATTACGATATTTGCTACTATCGCTCCAACCTTCGTACCTAAGAAGGTGGTTACTGGGTCATTTACGATATTAGGAACAAGATCATATTCACTCGGTCGAGTGGGCCGATGCAACTGAATTAAGTCAACAAAACCCCAATAATCAGATTCTTCAATACCTAAAGCATTGCAGAGTTCAGCTTCCGCTGGAAGTAAACGTCGTGGACCAGCAGGTCGTCGATAGGACTCCATCGAACCACCGACTCGTCGAATATCTTTTGGAAGCTCAGCCATCCCTCTAAATAAAAAGATGCCATACCTAAACCGCTATCGGATTCACATAAGGCTATTGTTCCCAGTTTAGGGGTTGTTTTGACTCCCCACCGATTTAGCTCATCTGAAAAAACACTGTAATCTTTTTTCCTTAGTCGTCTATACCAGTCTCTCTGAGTTGGTGGAAGCACAAAACCATAGAACCCAACAACTGTTCTAGCTAAGGAAAGACAGTCAGCAGCTCCATGTTTAACTGGATCAGCACCTAACCTATATGACATTCCAAGTAAATTAGAAGGATTCACATGTTCTGAACTGACCCAGTTACAGGTAGTTGACCTACTTGCTCTGTCGTTAAAACACGGGTTGGACAGTTTGCACCTACAGCATCAATAGCACTACTTAATAAAACTTCTATTGTTTCAGGGTCATAGCTCATGCTTGCCGCTATCCATTTCTCATCAGTCATCACAGTCTGAATATTTGAAAAAGCAGAATCCATAATGCAGGTTGTTACTTGAATACTCCATCTACTTTCAACCGCTTCCTTCGCGTAATTCATTGATAACTTATTAGCTACTGTCGTTGGTACATCTCTAGATCCAGTATTAGCCAAGATGATAGAAGCCTCTAAGTTATCTCCACTACGTGATTTTGCTGCACCCTGATAAAGGAAACTTAGATACTTATAGTCTTTAGATGTTTCCGGTAATTTATTGTCTCTAATAAGTCCATTATTTGTACCGTCACCGTAATTACCGTTTTGAAACAGGTATTGAAGATTACCTTGTTTATCTGTAATCGTCAGGAAATTAGTTAAGGCAATGATTGTCATAAACCTAACCTCGCTCTCTGGCTACGAGAATTTTTTAATTCGTTAAAAGTCTTTGATGCACCTGCACTAGCTCCAGCCTTCGCTGCACTATTAATAATCTGTGGAACCGCTGAGCGTGGTACGTACTCATCACCATTGAAGTTAAGAGTAGGACCGGTGTAATTAACTGTGACTTCACCAGACCCTCCCGCAGAATTACCAGTACCGCCAACACCACCGGGAACGACTGAGCTACCTCGATGACCTGCCTGATACCTAGAAAGACTTTCGTTAAGTTTGGATTCAGGTATTACGTATTCCCCCTCAGACCCTTCTCCGATAAGAGCTTTAGTCGGACGGTCAACGTATCCTCCAGATGCGTAACCCATGCTTGGAGCATTTGAAAAACCAAAAGAAGCTGTACCGCCGGGTGTGAAATCAACAGCCTTGGTTAGACCTTTTCCGGGTGAGAAAATACTGCTCAGAGCATTGCCTAAGAAACTGGTTATACCTTTTGTAGCTGACGCAGCAACCATATCGGCTGCATTCTGAATGAACGCATCAGCTATCCGATTTAGCATTGAGGCAACAGCATCGCCTATACCTTTTGTGCCGTTCACTATGTCACGCACAGTATCAGAGAAACTATCTCGGAATGTCTCAGTGATTTCTCGAAGCTGCTTTAATGGGCTGTAAACCTCTTCAATCCTTTGAGATGCTTCTCTACCTAAAACAGTAAAAGCCTCTTTTAAAGTCAGTGTTTTGTTTGTGACCTCATCTAACTGACGTAATAAACGCTCAATTTCATCAGCATTCTTCTCAGGGAACTGGAGTTTCAACTCCGTTAACTGACGTTGAATCTCAGCTTCTCTTTCACCTAACCTTATTTTGTCTTTTTGGAATTGAATATCTATCTCCAATTGATCTTTTATCTTTTTCCATTGAGCTTCTCGCTTTGGATCTAGTTCTTTCCCTTTTTTATCTATTGCATTACCTTCTTTCTTTAACTCATTAAGTTTAGCTTCCTCAGCTATTAGTAATTTGTAGTCTCTAAGCAGTGCATTCTTTCTATCTTCTGTAGCCGATAAAGAACCCGGACCCATGCTCTTGCCCGGTAGTCCTCCTCTTTTTATGAGATCTTGGCTTTCATTAATCTGAGATTCTAAAATGGTTGGATTAAGTGAAAACTGGCCTCCACTTGCTCCTAAATTTTTAAGTCCTCCAAAAATATTTCGTAAGAAATTATTTGGTTTGCTTAGTTTTCCAGTCTCGGTTGAACTCGTAATTTGCTCTTCTAGTTGCTCTCTCTTCGTCTTGCGATTTTCAGCCCTTGCCTTCTCTGTCATACCAAGGACTTTAATAAACCCGCCTGATACTTCGTTTATTTGCTTTAATATACCCGCTAACATCTCTTGCATTTTTGCTCCCACAGGCTGAATTATTACTCCCATATTTATTAGTAAATCATCCCATTCTTTTGCTAAACGCTGACCAGCATTGGAACTATCTTTTACCATCTCTGCTGCTGTTTTACCGTGTACTTTTCCTAAGAATTGAGTGAACTTAAGAAAGTCCTCCATTGTCACTTTTCCTTCCTGTAATAACTTATCTAGAGCCTTACCAGTAATACCCATACTCTCTGCAAATATTGCCATTGTGCCGGGTAATCTTTCAGATATTTGTCCTCTTATTTCTTCTGCTGCTACCTTTCCTTTCGCAAATATCTGAGAAGCCGCGAGCATTATTCCGTTCAGTTTCTCTTGATTACCACCTGTAGCTAATGTACCCGCCGCGAGACCTTCATAAGCTTCAGTAACCTGCTCAACAGTGAAACCACTAGCCGAAGCAGATGCCTGTAATTTAGTGAAGTTTTTAATGGTATCTTTCTGACTAATTGCAAACTTATCTGATAATTTCTCGACATTGGTTAAAGCTTGTATATAAGAATCGTAATCCGGTGTTACTCCTTTAACCGCTACTTGCATCTTTTTAAATTCAGCTTGAGCGAGGGCAGCTTGTCTAGCAACACCGGCTGTAGCAACACCCAATTGAACTAAACCAGCAATACCAACTCCAATAAGACCGCCAGCCATACCACCACCACCTGATGCACCCGCAAATCCACCAACAGCTAAAGGAGAAATACCCGGTATAAGTGCCCCCGAAGCTAATGCTCCCCGTCCGGCAGCTCCCATTGCACCTTTCTTACCTATGCCTTTAAAGCTTGCTCCCATCTGGCCGAAAAAGCCCCCTTTAGGTGCTGGCATTGCCAACTCTTGTCTAAGCCTCTTTACATTTGTAAAAGCATCTCTTGTAGCTTTCTTAGCTGATTCAAACTCTTGAGTTAACGCTGCGGCAGGTTGCTTACCCGCTAGTGTTGCCTCATTTATTCCCTTCTGCGCCCTAAGTTGTTTTGCAAAAGCTTCAAACCCTTTAGTTTTTTCTTGATTAATTTTTTTGTGTAGATCAATCTCCCTATCAGTTCTTAAAGCCGCACCTATTACTTCCTCTTGATCTTGCGCGGAAGCCTGTAAAAGCTGCTTACGGAAAAACAATTCGTCTTGTTGTGCTTTTAAATTTTTACTAGCAATTTCATTCCGCTTTTTCTCAACACCAGCTTGGTCAACAAGTTTTTTATTAGTAGTCGTTATCTCATCATTAATCTTACTATTCGTTCTTAGATAAGCCGTGGCGAACTTTAGAAGATTGTCTCCGGAAGTTTTAGGTAGAAAGCCCTTAGTAAATTTAGCCCAAGGTTGATTTTTTATAGCTTTATCTAGTTCCCCTAATTGTTTCTTCGATACCGCTTGATGATCATTTACTTTCTCAATTGCTTTAGCATATTTTTCTTGTGATCTTCTAGCTGTCTCACCGAAATTTTCAACAATACTCTCTTGTTGCTTTATGTCTTTGCCTAAATTTTTTATGTGATCCTTAAAAACAGCCTGTCCAATATCAAATAATTCCTTTGTTCTTACTTTCTGCTGTTGTGGTCTCTTTCCAAACAAACCAGCAGCAAGAGGCAAAGCTGCTCCTACACCACCTACATTATCCCTACCTCTACCTGATGTTCGAGCGTCAACACTGATAGTTTGATTGAGTCCACGAATACGTGCTTCTAATGCACTGATCGCTGTCATTGCAGCGCGTGTATCGACTCTTATTGCATTGCGACGACCAAGACCTTTTAGAGTTTTATTTAAACTGACCGCAGCGACATTTATCTGCTTAAAGCGATTCTCTAGTTTTTTGAGGTCACTCTTATTCTTTACATTGATCTGAATATCGGCTGCGTAAATTGCCAACGGTCTAACTCAACTAGGTTGTTTCCACACTTTAGCGTCGTCTAGCCTTTTTCATAGCT